TCAATAACAGTTGAACCAAAATATCGTACCGGATTTGATCGCAACTATTGGATATGGGAAGAACACAGACCAGAGTTTAAATACTTAATGGTTGCCGACGTTGCTCGCGGCGATGGAAAAGACTATTCTGCCTTCCATATTATTAAAATCGAAACAATGGAACAAGTAGCAGAGTATCAAGGCAAAATAGCGCCAGATATATATGCAGATATGTTGTTTCAAACAGGAAAAGAATATGGAAATGCTCTTCTTGTTGTAGAAAATAATAATATTGGTTATAATGTTCTTGGAAAACTAATAGAAAGAAACTATCCAAATCTTTATTATTCTGTTAAATCAACTCACGAATACATAGAGCAAGTTCAAGCGGAATATATGAACAATTCTATCCCAGGTTTCTCAACAACCCCAAAAACCCGTCCAATGATTGTTGCTAAGTTGGAAGAATTTATCAGAAATAGTATAATTAAAATATATTCATCGCGCACAATAGAAGAATTGTCGACTTTTATATGGAACAACGGAAGACCGGAGGCGATGAGAGGAAGAAACGACGATTTAACAATGTCTCTTGCTATTGCTTGTTGGGTAAGAGATACCGCTTTAACTGTTGCAAAAACTGATGTAGAATATACAAAGGCAATGTTTAACTCTATTATGGTAGCAAATACACGAGTTCAAACAAAAATACCCGGGCAGGTAGGATATGATAGAAAATATAGCAATGATTCGGTAGACACCAAGCAGTTAAAAGAGTTCTATAATATGTATAACTGGCTTTATAAGGGATAATAAATGGCTGACAACTCAAAACCAATAAATCGTAGTGATATGAGAAACATTAATCCACGCGGGTCAAGGATTAACAGCGATAGAAACCCATATAATCCGGATAATAATCTTTTTAAGCGTTTAACAAGACTTTTCTCTGGTCCAATAGTAAACCGTCGTCAGCAACAATATAAAAGTGAGCGACGTCGCAGACTGGATAAATATCAGTTTCAATCTGCACAAGGTCAACAGTTCAAGAAGTCATCATATAACCCATTTGATTATGTCCACTCACAGAGTATGGCGAATCAAAACCGTGCTGAAAGATATGTTGATTTTGAACAAATGGAATACACACCAGAAATTGCCTCTGCATTAGACATATACGCAGATGAAATGACCACTAGCAACGAACTAGAAAAACTTTTATCAATCGATTGCCCAAATGAAGAAATAAAAAGCGTTCTACATGGGTTATATTATGACATTTTAAATGTAGAGTTCAACCTATTTGGTTGGTGCCGAACGATGTGCAAGTTTGGTGATTTCTTTCTTTATCTAGATATCGATGAGCGAGATGGAATAAAGAATGCTATTGGTATTCCACCATATGAAATCGAGCGCATTGAGGGCGAGGATGAGAAAAACCCAAACTATGTCCAGTTCCAGTGGAATAGTGGCGGTATGACTTTTGAAAACTGGCAACTAGCCCATTTCCGTATTCTTGGAAACGATAAATATGCTCCATATGGAACAAGCACATTAGAAGCCGCACGCCGCATATGGCGACAGTTGACACTACTAGAAGATGCAATGATGGCTTATCGCATTGTACGTTCAGCAGAACGCCGTGTGTTTTATATTGATGTTGGAAATGTCGCTCCAAACGATGTTGAACAGTTCATGCAAAAAGCAATGACCCAACTTAAACGCAATCAAGTTGTTGACGAAAAGACCGGACGTGTTGATTTAAGATACAATCCGTTGTCAATTGAAGAAGATTATTTTATTCCTATCCGTGGTCAGGCATCAACAAAGATTGAAAGTTTGGCTGGTGGTCAATATACTGGCGATATCGATGATGTTAAATATTTGCGCGATAAGTTATTCAGTGCACTAAAAATACCACAAAGTTATTTATCTCGTGGTGAGGGTAGCGAAGAAGATAAGACAACCTTGGCACAAAAAGATATTCGTTTTGCTCGTACAATACAACGCTTGCAGCGCTCGGTAATAAGCGAACTGGAGAAGATAGGGATTATACATCTTTTCGTTCTTGGATATAGAAACGAAGATTTAGTCAAGTTTAAACTAAAACTGAATAATCCATCAAAGATTGCAGAACTTCAAGAGTTGGAAACTTGGAAAACGCGTTTTGAAGTTGCAAGTGGCGCAACAGAAGGATATTTCAGTCGTCGTTGGGTAGCCAAGAAAATCTTCAACATGACTGATGAAGAGTTCTTACGCAATCAGCGTGAAATGTTCTATGATAGTAAGTTTAAGGCTGCAGTAGAAAAAGCAGGAGCAGATGTAGAAGCCGCAGCAGGAGATCAAGATAGTGGATTAGGTGGAATGGCACCATCAACGGGTGGAGAAGAAACCCCGCCAGTCGACTTAGGTGCATTAACGGCAGAACCAGAAGGTGCTGCTACAACACCAGATAATGCGGCGGCAGAAGCACCTGCTGAAACACCAGCAGGTGGCGGAGGAGAAAGTTCACTATTGGCAGCACCAGGTAAACGCGATGATCGCATGACAACTACGCCTGCTTCTAGGGGAAAACTATATCTTCCAGCCAAATATAAAGGTGGAGATCATAGACCACAAGGGGCACGTACAAGAAGTTATCAATCAAAGTTCAGTAAAGAATTGAGCGGAGGCTCAGAAAGAAACGTTTGGGGATCTGGCGCGCAAGAAATAATGGGCTTGTCTAATGGAATTTACGAAGAATATGAAAATAGTTATACTAAAGAGATACTTAGTGAAGGAAAAGAAACAAAAGAAGTGCCACTAGAACAAAAAATACTTCAGAACAATGATGATCTAAAAAAGTTACTCAAATCTTTGGAGATTAAGGATGCAGGAAAAAAAGATGATAAAAACAAAGCATAACAAAAAAAGAAACACTGCATTTCTTTATGAAGTTATTATTCGTGAAATAACTTCATCAATCATTGAAAAGAACAGTGATAAAAAGAACTTCTTAATCGGCGTTCTCAAAGAGTTTTTTGGGACAAATAAGATATTAAAAAAAGAGTTAGATCTATATGGTGCCATCAACCAAACTCACGGAATGGATAAAGAGGTGGCAGAAAAACTTCTTCGCGAAGCAAAGTTTCAATACGAAACTCTAGATAAAAAAAATATTTTTAATCAACAAACAAAACTCATTAATGTGTTAAGCAGGTACTCAAACGGAAAAATATTTTCCAGATTTGTACCAGATTATAAAAATCTAGCAACAATATCTCAGGTTTTTAATAATAGTGTGCCAATAAAAGAAAAAATATTATTGGAAACGACGCTGGTTAATAAAATGGTATCTTCACAGGAAGAATCAGAAAAAGAAAAACTCCAGACAATTGACAGTCTAACTTATAAACTATTTGTTAAAAAGTTTAATGAACAATACAGCGCATCTTTATTGTCTGAACAAAAACAACTAATAACAAAATATGTTATGAGTTTTGCCGATAGTGGAATAGAGTTTAAACTTTTCCTAAACGAAGAGATAGAAAGAATAAAAAATGCACTGAAAAGTTCTGCAGGCAACAAAGAAATATCTGGCGATCCAGTGATGGCTAAAAAAACAAATCTCGTTCTTGAAAAAGTTGAAAAATATAAAGAGCGTCAAATAGATGTTGACATGATAAAGGAAGTGTTAAAAATCCAAAGTCTTCTTGGTGAGATGTCTAATGAAACAGAGGGAACCGTATAAATGGCTGATATAGAAGTTAAACTTGACGATCAAGACACGTCATCAGACTTTACTTCCGATATGGATACTGCCGATAAACAAGAAAAATCGGTTAAGTTTAACATTAAGTTGAAAGCAAGAAAAACGATTGATGGAAACATTATTGTGTCCGATCATCCGGATATCGATATCGTTATAATGCCAGAAAAAATGAAAGTTATTACATTTGCCAAAGATAATTTTGACGACACTGTTTATGAAACACAAAATCGAATGTTTAAATATCTTTTCAGAAAAGGTGTATTAGTACCAGATAGCGTTTGTGGTAGCAATGTTTATGGTTCTTTGGAAGGAAAAATCCAGCAACCAAAACAAGAAATACCAATCGATGACCTCATGTTGATGTTGGTTGGAAAGTTTATAGAACAAGAAAAACCATCATACATGTACCAAAAATCACTTGAAGACGTGTTTGTTGATAATGTAACAAATCCAGGCGAAGAAAACAGTACAGAGTTGGGAGAAGTCCCAGCGGCAACAGAAAAAGGTTCTGTACCAATTCATCAAGTTCGTCGTTATGCGTACGGTCTATGATGAACTTAATAGTTTTTATTCTTGCTTGTGCGGGACTAACACAAATACTTTGCTATGCAAAGATATTTGACAATATCAGACCACAAAAAGGGTTCTTTGGTGAACTCTTTTCTTGTTCTATGTGTATTGGTTTTCATGTAGGATATTCTCTCTTTTTGTTGTTTTGGCATTTTGATATAGTGCTGTTTCCAAATATATTTGCCGGGTCATTTATATTTGCCGCTATATCATCTTTTACAAGTTATTTCTTAGATAAAGCGATAAGCGATGAAGGAATCGCAATAAAAGCGGGCAATAAAGCAAATATTAAAGACTATCCATATGATAAATGGGTATGAGCAGCATATTTATTGTGAAGAGGTGTATATGCGAAATACTGGTTTAACAAACATTTCGATTCGTAAATGGTTTCTACCTTCAACAAACGTAAGGCGTTGCTGTAAGGGAAGTTAAGTCGTGCAGGTTGCGCCTGCTTATATATTTATAAACTGGGAAACTTTTAAAATGAAGATATCAAGAGAAGAACTACAAGAAATCATCAAAGAAGAGTTAACAAAACTTATTAGTGAAGAAAAACTCGATGAAGGTTTTTTAGATAAACTATTGGGAAAAGATTCTGTTAAGTTTGGTGATTTTGTAACTGGAGATGAAATAAAGAAAAAACTTGATGTTGTCCAACAAGCGCTCGGACAACTACGTGGCTTGGCTGCAAAACAAGACAATAAGCAACTCGCCCTAGGAATAACAAATATTTCAGACAACGTTGCACAGTTATATGGCATGACAACCCCAGCCGGCGAAAAACTTCAAACGATTGACTCTGAGTTTCTAAAAAACTTAAAAGATAGACTCGAATCTGGTAGCAAGAAGGATAGCAGAGCAAGACTTATGAGTGTTTTAGCAAAAATATCCCCAGAAACAAAAAATGTTCCAGAAAACACAGAACAGTTAAGGGCTCTTGTGTTAAGTAAACTACGTGGCATGCCAGATCCAGAAATGTATGGAAAAAAGAAGTTTAGCCCAGCAGTTGGAAGAGCGTCATCTGTTGCTTCATCTGCAAAACTTGAAGAAGGCGAAGCAGAAGATGAGTAAAATATCCGAACAACAACTAAAAGAAATAATACGCGAGGAACTGCAAGAACAGGGTATTCTTTCTAAAATAGGCAAATGGTTCAAAAAAACCCCACAGCCGGGAGTGACAGATCCTGGAGTTTTTGATAAACCAACTGCCGTTTCAAAACCACCAGAAGCCACAACTTCTCCGGTACCTACACTAGACGAACCAGAAAAGGAAAAGCAGTCTGCTGCTTCTTCTGTGTCCGCCGAACCACAACAACCAGCAGCAGGACAGCCAGAACAACAGCCACAAGAGCCCAGAAGTATTAAGCCACCTAAAGGCGCTAGAGACATTAAAGGCAGTGTTGAGTACAAAAAATCTATGTCTGATTTATCTTCAATTTTATCAAAAGCAGAATTTATTAAAAGCGACATAGCACAAAAAATAGTTAATGATATACACTCATTAATGGGTAATGGAAAATTTAGCACTCTCGTACTAAAAGAACAAGAACATATATTAAATATTTCACAAATCTTGGATAAAAATGGCATAAAAGGAACTTTTAAAATCAAGTTGTTAAAATTAATAAGTGATTGGGCTGCAGCCAATAGTAAAATAGTAAAAAATGAAATTGGAAAGTCCTTAAGTCAAGTTCCTACTGTACAAACAACACAGCCGGCAAAACCAGTTACTGCTCCTTTGCAAAAAGGGATGGAAAAAGCAGGTGGAAGACTTGGCGAGTCTGTAGAAAATAAAATATATGATAAATGGAAAAGATTAGTAAAAGGTTAATATATGAACAAGTTTCTATTACGCGAATACTTTGAACTTTGTGAAGGCGGTGTTTGTCAGGATTTATTGACAGAAGCCGAAAAAGTATTTGTTAAAAGCGGCGGAATGATGCTTACAGGTGTGATGCAACGCGCTGATGCAAAAAATGGAAATGGTCGTGTATATCCAGAAAATATATTACGCCGCGAAGTAGAAAACTATAAAAAACTAGTTTCTGAAAATCGTGCCCTTGGAGAACTAGATCATCCAGATGAAAGCGTGATCAATCTTAAAAATGCCTCGCATATTGTTACAGACATATGGTGGAACGGCAAAGATGTAATGGGTAAAGTAAAAGTATTATCAACACCATCTGGGCAAATATTAAAATCACTTGTTGAAAGTGGAGTTAAACTTGGTATATCATCGCGCGGCTTGGGCAGTGTAAAAGAAAGAGTGGGATTAACCATGGTTGAAGATGATTTTCAACTTATATGTTTTGACTTTGTAAGCGAGCCATCAACAATTGGGGCTTTTATGAACTTAAGTGAGAGTAAAAAATCTCCAAATATTTTTACAAAAGCGGATAGAATAAACCGTTTACTAAACGATATTGTGGGTGTTGAATGAAAAAAAGTGAGTTAAAGGAACTGATCAAGCCGATTGTAAAAGAATGTGTTGAAGAAAGTGTGCGCGAAATAGTGTTAGAAAGCGGGCTTCTTTCTTCTGTTATTAATGAGGTTGTTAGGGGAACGTTACCGCTATTAGTTGAAGCGGCAAGCAAACAAGAAGCCAGAATAGAAACCCCAAAACAAAAACAACCACCAAAAAATAACGAGTTGATGGAACAACTAAAACGAGAAAGACAGCAAACGGCATCAGAATATGCACAGCAAAATGCTGCTGTTGCAAGTTCTCTTTCAATGAAGGTGGGTAATATAGATGTATTTAAAGGTACAAAACCTGCTCCAGCAGAAACAGTTAATGAGGGAGTTGCAAATCCGCTCGGTGGAGTTGACCCTCGTGACCCCGGTGTTGATATTAGCCGCCTACTTGGTGGCAAAAAGTTTATTAATGTAAAATAACGAGGCAAAAATGAAAGTAAGTTTAGACGAAGTCGGTGGAAATGTAGATAAAATGATAAAGCGTTTTCTTAAAAAAACAAAGAAAATGCGAATCGTAGAAGGATGTCTAGAAAGAAGATATTATATGAAGCCTTCTGCTAGAAAAAACGAAGAACGTAGACGCCGCGCAAGGATATTGGAAAAAGAAAAACAAGCGCTTCCAAAAGAAGATTGAAGAATCTAATTAATAGATTGTAAACTGGAGGCTGGATGGCTAAAATAGTTGTCAAAACCAATGGTGAAATATCCAGTTCCGCTGGTATTATTATACCCAGCGGTTTAACTATTTCTGGAAATGTAATAATTGGCGACAATTTTACAGACACATTAACAGTTAATGCAGCCGCCACTTTCAATGACGACTTAACAGTTATCGATACTATTTCTGGATCGATTGGTAGGTATACATCGATAACTGGCTCGATTGTTACCGGCTCAACAGCACAGTTTACAACTGTAACTGGTTCAATTGTTACTGGATCGTCTGCTAGATTCAATAATATCACAGGAACAATACTGTTGGCGAATGCAACAGAGTTTGTTACTGGGAGTTTAAGTGCTGGTGAGAGAACGAATTTACAAAATAATACAAAAATATATTCTTTTGGTTCAATAACTGCACAAAGTGGCACAGCAGCAGCACCGGCATTTAATTTTGGCGCACAACCTGGCAGTGGAATGTTCTGGGCTGCAAATGCTCAAGTGGGATTTTCTGCCAATGGAACAGAAGTTATGCGTTATGTTAATGACGCAAATAGTCCAAAATTAGGAATCAATCAAAACTCTCCAACAGGTCTTTTACACGCTACTTTATCAACATCAACGCCAAATCTAGCAAAAATCATAGTAAGCAACCCAACTGCGGGAAACACAAATATTTCTTATGATCTGCAAGGTGATCAAAGTCTCAATATAAGGCTATTAAATATTCCACATAATGCAACTGCTTTTGGAGAGTGGACTCGCGGTGGAGTTTTGCATGCCAGTGGTTCAACAGCGCTATCAAATGATTCTAATCTGCATTATTCTGCTGTAACTCATAAGTGGTATAGAAACGCGGGATCTGGTTCTGCTGATAGGACAATGACACTAAATTCAAGTGGCAACCTTGGGATAGGAAACTCATCGCCAAATGCAAAACTAGATGTCAATGGAAACGCAATAGTTTCCGGAAATCTTACCATAACTGGTTCAACGGCGCTAGCAACAATAAGTGGAACAACTGCACAGTTTACAACTATAACTTCTTCATTTACTGGATCTGGTGC